AATTGAAAAGTCTTCTCAGGTCTATAAAGAGTCCACGCTCATTAAGTTATTTGGTGAAGAAGAAGGCAAGAGAATGTTCAAGCAAACAGCAAATGAAGTTGTTGCTCAATTAGGTAAAGGTTCTGGAAAAGACTACTGTTCTACAATATCAGTAGCCTATATAGTATATTTACTATTATGCCTTAAGGATCCAGCATCGTATTATGGAAAGCCACCTGGAGACTCTATTGACATTATCAATATTGCTATTAACGCACAGCAAGCTAATAACGTATTCTTTAAAGGATTTAGAACACGCATAGATAAGTGTCAGTGGTTTGTTGGAAAATATACAGAAAAAGCTTCTGAAATTAAATTTAACAAAAATATTACAGTTCACTCAGGACACTCAGAGCGTGAAGCTTGGGAAGGATATAACGTTATTGTTGTTATTCTAGACGAAATTTCTGGTTTTAGCGTAGAAAATACAACTGGTCATGAACAGGCAAAGACAGGAAGTCTTATCTATGAGATGTATCGTGCATCAGTTGATTCACGTTTTCCAGACTATGGCAAAGTAATTCTTCTTTCTTTCCCTAGATATAAAAATGATTATATTCAACAAAGATATGACGACGTAGTTGCAGAAAAAGAAGTTATTACTAGAACACATCACTTTAAACTAGATGATAACCTTCCAGATGGAACAGAAGGCAATGAATTTGATATTGAATGGGAAGAAGATCATATACTTTCATACAAGTATCCAAGAATGTACGCACTAAGAAGGCCTACATGGGAAATAAATCCAACAAGAAGTATAGATGATTTTAAAGTAGCATTTTATAAAAATGCTCCAGATGCTTTAGGGAGATTTGCATGTATGCCTTCTGAAGCAATTGATGCCTTTTTTAAATCAAGGGAGAAGATTGAAAAAGCTTTTAGCAACATGGCTTTAGCCGTAGATAATTTTGGAAGATTTGAAGATTGGTTTGCACCAGATCCAGATAAAGAATACTTCCTTCACGTAGACCTTGCACAAAAACATGACCATTGTGCAGTTGCTATGGCACATGTTCAAAAGTGGGTTAACGTAAAGGTAACTGATACATACTCTCAGCCAGCACCAATTGTAGAGATAGATGCGGTAAGATACTGGACGCCTACGCCAGACAAGTCTGTAGATTTTACTGAAGTTAAAGATTATATTTTGTCTCTTAGGACTAAAGGATTTAAAATAAGAGTTTGTACTTTTGATAGATGGAACTCTCATGATATGATGCAACAATTAAAACAATACGGAATTAACACAGAAACTTTATCTGTAGCCAAAAAACATTATGACGATATGGCTATGGTAGTAGCAGAAGATAGACTTAGTGGACCAGCAATTAAACTTCTGGTAGACGAACTGCTTCAATTAAAAATTATGCGAGATAGAGTTGATCACCCACGAAAAGGATCGAAGGACTTGGCGGATGCAGTTTGCGGTTCTGTTTATAATGCTATAAGCAGAAGTAGACCTCAAAATAACGAAACAATAGATATACACACTTATGATTCTTTAAAGTGGGATAGAGAAGAAGAAGATACAATATCTACAAACATGATAAGGCCTCCAAGGATGCCACAAAACTTATCAGATGTACTAGACGGAATGGAAATAGTATGAGTATATATCAGGAAAAAGCCAAAGAATGTAAATGCTGTGGAAAGCATGTCCCGCTTCCAACAACACTTAAGGAATATGGTGGCGTAATGCTATGTCCTACAAGCTTTGCAAATGTAATAGAGTATAAAAGATTATGGAAGTCTTTAGGGTCCAGGCCAGCTGGAAATATTAGAAAACATTTTTCTGAATATGTGCAGCAAATAGTGGAAACAACCATTGACAAAAATGAAGACGGCACGTTACAATAGACACTTGGCAACAGTAGCCAAGTTGGTTAAGGCCCCGAACTCATAATTCGGCTATCGTAGGTTCAAGTCCTACCTGTTGCACAAAGGAGAAAAATGAAAGAGCCAGATGAAAGCGATGAAAGGTTATCCTATTATCTAGAGATTGGTGCAGTCAGTCTTGAAGGTATGGACGAAAACGGAGAAATGATATATAGCATAACCGAGCTTGCAAAAGACATTGCTCCAGAATTATGGCAATCTCATATAGAATACGTAGATAAATCTCTTATGGAATTATATGAACAGGGTTTAGTTGAAGTAGAATATGATGAAAACTTAGAGGCTACGCTTCACCTTACTGAAGAGGGTAAGAAAATAGCAAAGCTCAGAGGCCTTGTAGAAATGGACTTTAAGGATATTCCAAACGACTAATTGCAGGGTAATTAATTTTTTGATATAATATATTTAGGTCGCCATAAGGGGCCTAAACAAATTAACTTATTCGCTTGAAGGAGGAATAAAATGGTAACACAATTCGCTATGGATCTTTTTAGGGATCCATTTTTTATTGGCTTTAATCGTGAGATTGAAAGAATGGCTAATGTGCACAATGCTGCATCACGCCAATCATATCCACCGTATGATGTATTAAAGCTAGATGATGACACATATCTCGTATCTCTTGCAGTGGCAGGATTCACAAAGGACAATATTACCGTATCCGTAGACAACGGCACCCTTGTAGTATCTGGAGAAATTGTTGAGGTTACAGACGCAGAGGTTTTGCACAAAGGAATCGCTGCTCGTAAATTTACAAGATCTTTTGCCCTTGGAGAATACATGGAAGTGTCTGGCGCATCGTTAAAGGACGGCATGCTTAATATCAACATTAGCCGATTAGTCCCAGAAGATAAAAAGCCAAAGACCATCAAAATCAAATAAATAGTATAATGTAAGTCTGCACCCCGTCACTGGGGAGTCGCAGGCTATTCGGGTCGCTACCCGAAGGATGGACCTGAGCATGTCCTCAAACTGCTCTTTATAATTTAAGGAGAATAATGTTTGAATACAGAGTTAAACAAGTGACAAAAATAGTGGACGGGGATACTATTGATGTTGACATTGATCTTGGATTCAGCATCTCATATTCTCAAAGACTTAGGTTAGCAGGTATAGATACGCCAGAGTCTAGAACAACAGATAAATTTGAAAAAAGTCTTGGGTTAGAGTCAAAAGAATATCTTAAGTCTAAGCTTAAAGACGCAAAAGATATAGTTGTAAAAACAGAAAAGCCAGATAGTTCAGAAAAGTATGGGAGAATTCTTGGATGGGTCTATTTAGATGGAAACACAAAATCAGTTAATGAACAGATGATTGAAGACGGTTATGCGTGGGGATACATGGGAGAAACTAAGGTCAAAGACTTTGCAGCCTTAGCAGAAAAGAGAAAAAAGAGCGGTAAGTAATGCCTATTTACGAATATAAGTGTGAGTGTTCTCCAGACAATATAGTTTCTAAAGAAAGATCTATAACATCAGTTGAACCTAACTATCTATGTGTAAGTTGTGGTAAAAGATTACAAAGACATTTCACACCTTTTGGAATACAGTTTAAAGGTAATGGATTTTACAAAACAGATAATGTTAAGTAATTTAAATTAACATTCTGCTATAATTGCTAAGTAAGCAAAGATATTGCATTACTTAGGAGATACCTAGTTGACTAGAAAGTTAAAGTACTTTTTAACCAGCCTTTTTGTAATTGGCTGGCTTTTCCTTTTTAGTCCTAATTTTGCCAATGCTAATGAGCCTCCAGCGCCTTCAGAGCAGGTTGTAGTAAGCCCCGCACAACAAGCAGTTAACACAGCTCTTGCTACCGCAACTACAGAAGTAGCACAAGCAGTGGCAGCATCAGAGACAGCCACTTCTACAACAGCAACAGCGGTACAGGCAGTGACAACATCTAATACAGAAGTTGCTCAAGCAAACACAGCGGTAGCTGCAGCCGTAGCAGCAGTTGCAGAAGTTGCAAATACATCGACGGTTGTGTCAGAAGCAACAACAGTGGTTAGCAATGTAACATCGGCGGTAACGGCAGTAACAACAGCAGTCGAGGCAATTCCCGTAAATGCAACAACAGCAAATACAGAGGTAGCAGCTGCTCAAACAGCAGTTGAATCAGCAACTACAGTAGTAACAGCCGCAACAGAAACAGTTTTATCAGCATCCAACACTTTGTCAACAACACCTCTTACTACAGTTGCAGAGGTAGCAACAGCAGTTGCGACAGAGGCGGCACAAGCACAAACAGCATCTACCGCTATACAAAATGCAAATACTCAAGTACAAGAGGCAAACACTGCAATAGCGGCAGCAACCACGGCAGTAGCGGCGGTAGCTCCTGCACGGACAGAGGCTCAAACACAATTAACTCAAGCAAACGTAGCAATTAATAACGCTCAAGACGCAGTCAACGCCCTTGCAGCAACTATCGGCACAACTACAAATGTTTTATCTAATGTCGATGACGCTGGCGTTCGAATGAACCTTCCCTTTAATTTACAGATGGGTGGAGTAACATATAACAATGTTTTTGTAGGCTCTAATGCAACAATTACTTTTGGGGTAAATGAAGGTGGAACATATCACACTACACCTAATGCTCCTTCTATATCTATAGCAGGCTGGGACTGGACTACATGGAGTAATGGGTCTGGAATCACATACTCAACAACTACTAATACACTGAGTGTTGCTTGGGATCTTAGAGTTTATCCTTTAACTACCGCCGAGACACAAATGACTCAAGTTAGATTTAACGCAGACGTTAATCCATCTAACGGAGCATGGCAGGCAGATGTTAATGTTACTGGACCAATACCAAACGGTGCTAGATTTAATATAAGAGAAACAGCAGGCGGAGCAATAACACCTATTATTGATACTAATTCAGGTCCTGGATTTAATGGGACAATAAGTCAAGGACCAGCCTTTACTCCTACACCTGATCCAGATAATGCAACAGTATTGGCAGCAATTAATACAGCAAACGCACAAATTGCTACATTAAACTCAGCAATTACAACAGTTGTTGCAACAAATACAGCAAACATAAATACAGTTATTGCACCTATTGCAACTGTTTCACAAAATACTGTAACTGCATTAGAATCAGCAAGCACAACATTAACTGAAAAAGTAGCAGACCTTGCAATTGTTTCTACAGCCGTAGAAAAAGTAACTACCGCACCTACAATAGTAGCAGCAGCACAAACAGTAATTGATGCAGTTCCTGCACCAGCGCCTGCACCAGCGCCTGCACCAGCGCCTGCACCAGCGCCTGAGCCACCAGTTGTTGAGCCACCAGTTGTTGAGCCACCAGTTGTTGAACCACCAGTTGTTGAGCCACCAGTTGTTGAGCCACCAGTTGTTGAACCACCTGCAGAAGAACCACCTGCAGAAGAGCCACCTGCAGAAGAGCCACCTGCAGAAGAGCCACCTGCAGAAGAACCACCTGCAGAAGAGCCACCTGCAGAAGAGCCACCTGCAGAAGAACCACCTGCAGAAGAACCACCTGCAGAAGAGCCAATCACAGAAGAAGAAGTTGTGGAAGAGCCAGAAGCGGGATCAGAAGAAGCAGTAGAAGAATCTGTTGACGAAGCATTGTCTGATGGTAAAATAGATGAATCAGAAGCAGAAGACATTTTAAAT